AGCTTATCAATGCTGCTTCGTCGCGCAAGATCCTGAACGTGGCAACCAACTTGACGCTGGTCAAGCCGAACATTGTGATTCAGCCATTGGAAGACCCCACTACTGGGTACATCGCTCTTCGCAACAAGATCAAAGCTGGTATCTTCGATGTGGCCAACTCCTCGGCTTGGATCCCGCTTACCTTCACAGGTGCTTGGGTCAACAGCTTTGGTGCGCCCTACGCCCAAGCTTCTTTTCAAGTGGACAGCACTGGCACTCTGAGTTTGCGCGGTACCGTGACCAATGGAACCACAGGGGCAAACCAGATCGCACAGTTGCCGGGCGGTTACGAGCCTTCATCATCCATGTTCTTCACCGTTTCTGATGGTGCAGCCGTGGCCAAGATACTTGTGACAGTGACAGGGGCCATCTCCCTGAGCTCAGGCACAGGTGCGGCGGTCGATCTTTCTAACGTGCGGTTCAAACTGCTCGACGCCTAATACAACTTGGAGATGTGAATGGATCAAACATTTATCAATTGGCTGTTGGGCGGCTTCGGGGCGCTCATCGGGTTCTTGCTCAACGCAGTTTGGCAAGCCGTCAAGGACCTGCAGACTGCAGACAAGGAACTCACGAAGAAAGTCTCTGAGATTGAGGTCTTGGTGGCTGGTGCCTACGTCAAGAAGGACGAGTTCTCAACCTCAGTCACGGCCCTGTTCGCCAAGTTGGACAGGATTGAAGACAAGATCGACAAGAAGGCGGACAAAGAATGACCTACAGCCTCAGCAAAAAGTCGCGAGACCGCCTTGCTGGGGTCCACCCGGACCTCGTCAAGGTTGTTGAGCGTGCCATTGAGATCACTGAGATTGACTTTGCCGTGCTCGAAGGAGTTCGCTCCAAGACTCGGCAGGAGCAACTTGTCAAGGCAGGCGCCAGCCAGACCATGCGGTCACGCCACCTGACTGGACATGCCGTTGACCTTGGTGCCTACGTGGCTGGCTCAGTTCGCTGGGACTGGCCTCTGTATCACAAGCTTGCTGTTGCCGTCAAGCAGGCTGCCGCCGAGTTGCAGGTCCCCATTGAATGGGGCGGTGACTGGACGACATTCAAAGACGGACCACATTGGCAATTGCCTTGGAAGGAGTACCCATAATGGACCCGATTACCCTCAGCTCGATCTTTGGCATTGGTTCAAAGATCATCGACAAGATCTTCCCAGACCCGGCGCAGAAAGCACAGGCACAGCTTGAGCTTCTGAAGATGCAGCAAGCTGGCGACTTGGACGAGATCAAGGTGCAGCTCAGTGCCATCATTGCTGAAGCTCAGTCCACAGATCCTTGGACCAGTCGAGCACGGCCGTCGTTCTTGTATGTGGTCTACGTGCTGCTTCTGTGGAGTATCCCAATGGGCGTGCTGACCATCTTCCGGCCTGAAGCTGCTGCTGCCTTCACCCTTGGCTTCAAGGCCTGGATGAGCGCCATTCCTGAGCCGGTGCTGACGCTTTTTGGTGTTGTAATGACTGGCTACGTCGCCGGACGGTCATGGGAGAAGGTCAGAGGGGCTACGAAGTAGCAGGGAATGACAGGAACCATGCAGGATTGAACAGAAAGGCCTAGTCCAGTACTTACTACTGGCTAGGCCTTGGTTGTTTGCCTCGGGTCATCCCTGAGGCTCAAGTTTGGTCAAAGCTCCACAAGAAGTTGCTCCCAGGCCCTCCCGGCACCAGTCCACAAGTCTTTGGCTGCCGAGTGAGGGTATTCCTCCACATAGACAATCCGCTGGCAGCTCGTGTTCAGCAACAGCTTGCAACAGGTCATGCATGGGCTGGCCGTTACGTAGACCGTGTGGATGGCATACATGTCTCGGCACTGGAGCAAGGCGTTCTGCTCTGCGTGGATCGCTTGACACCCATCGAGGTTCGTGCCGCTTGGTGCCTTAGCTCCTGAGCAAGCATGAGGGAAGGCTTCGACCACGTAGGTGTTGTGTCCGTCGTCATCAGTCACTACTTCCATGTGGTTGCAGTGATTGAGACCAGCCGCGACACCGTTGTACCCAGTTGAGAGCACATGGCCACGAGCATTCAGCAGAACACAACCCACAGCACGGCGGCAGCAGGTTGTTCTCTGGGCAGTCAACAGGGCCAGCTTGAGGGCCCACTCGTCACGGCTGAGTCTCATATCAGTGCTCCCACCAACGAAGTTCGTCACCGACCTTGCTGTCACGCAAAACTTCCAAGACCTTCATCAAGTGCGCTGCGTCATTCCAGAGCACCATCTCAGTCTCAGGTTGCTCAAGGACCTCACTGGCCAAGCACAACTTAGCATCCGCCCAGTTGGTCTCGTACAAGTGGCTTGATGCCGCCGTCAAGAAGAGGCGGCCAGGCTTCACAGCATTGTCGAACTTGCGGTGCTCGTTCAGTAGACCGCAGACCAAGTGACTGAGCATGCTGAAGTTGAACACGTCATAGGGAACACCGAGCCAGACGTCACTGGACCGCATAAACACATGGGCATTGAGCTTGCCACTGCGGATGCTGAAGAAGATGGCCACGGTGCACGGCACATCCTTGGTATCAGGAGGACATTCGCGCCAAATTGTCAGGCCAGCCTGCCGGCTGTCTTCATCTGTCATCAACTTTTCAACAATGTAGGGCAATTGAGCTTTGATCTTGGGGCCATAGGCTCCGAAGAAGCGTTCACCATCATCGCTGAAGTCCTTGATGTGACTGTTGTAGGGCGAGATGGTCTCGACACGGTCATCACCAGACAGGATCCAGAAGGCTTCGGCTGCCATGAACTTGTAGCTCAGGCTGCGGTCAGGAATGCGAAGCACTGGGCGACGCATATCGACCACCATGGTGCGCTGGGGAATCTCACGAGTCATCTTGCCGCGCGGCGCTACTGGGTCGCCGTTGGTCAGAATGTCATTGATGGCGTTGAGCCAAGTTCTTGAGAAGTCCATGATCAATCCTTCGTGTAGGCGCCAGCAAAGAAGCCGGCGTAGTTGATGATGTCCAGTGCCGTGTCACGCAGGCCTTCAAAGTTCGCGTCTTGGCCACGCATCTCTTTGAGGACCAGCGAGTTGAAGCGCTGAGACTTGGTATGGAGCATCTGAGCATAGCTCACTGCGCCAAATGGGAAGTACGACGAGCGATCGATCTTGTGAGGATCCATGTCCGCAGCACCTTGGTTGTAGTCTTGGCTCTTGCGGACGCAGAGCAAAGCTGCTTCGGCCAGCGCACCGGGATGACCACCGCGAGACTGGAGCTCTTCCAGCAGTTCAACGGTCGAGCATTCAGCCAGCTGAGTGGCGGGCAACAAAGACTTGGTCTTCATATCAGTTCCTTTACGAGTTACCATGACAAAATTTCCTTCAAGCGAGATTCAGGACCTACCCAACCTGCCGGCTTCTTGACGTCGAACGCGCTGCCGCGCTTCGAGTCTTCAGCCTTGGCTACGCGGACCTTGGCCATGTTAGCAGAATGAACTGCGTGCATGCCGGCGTGCCACTGAGCAGGATCAATACCAGCAAAGAGTGCTGTGCCGTAGGCCACGTAAGCCAGATCGAGCAGAGCATCGAAGGCCCCAACCTTGTCACCAGTAGCCAAAGCCTCCTTGAGCTCGTCCAATTCTTCTTGGAGGAACTTGACACGAAAATCCTGTGCAGCAGGGTCTTGCATGAGTTGATCAGTTGAGCCATCGGGCAGGCCAAACTTCTCATGGAATTCAGCGACATTTCCGATCATTAGAACGGCGCTCCTTTCGTTGCCTTGCGAGCTGCAGGCTTGACTGGCTTACCATCAGCTGCTTTGCGGCACACCCACAGGTTGTTGCGCGCATGGTCTTCGTGCAATGGGCCAAAGATGTTGCTGATGGCGTCGCTGTCGAAGTATTGCTCCAACGCCTTGCGAACTTCCAACACGGCCGCCTTGCTGCAACCAGTTGGGTCAACCTTGCCAATGTGCTTGATGTCCATGAATGTACCGAAGCGGCGTTCGATGACGTATCCAGACTTCTCAATGGCAGCCTGCAACTCAGGCACCTTGTATTCATGGATGTGGTTCTTGGCATGACGAACGCCGTCGTAGACAGGTGTCGAGAGCAGCAAAACGCCGCCCGGTTTGGTGGCCGCAAACATGGCTTTGAGCAGGTTGGCGCCATGTTCAACCTTCATGTGCTCGATGACTTCGTAGTTGACCACGACATCGAAGCCCTCAGGACGCGCCTTGAGGAGTTCCTTGTAGCGCTCAACAAAGTTGAACTCGCCCAGGAACTGGAGGCGTTGGCTGTTGGACGGCTTCAGCTTGTTGAGGTCCACGCCAGTGTAGTGGTTGACATGAGCTGCTGCGCCGCCTGTGAGAATCTTGCTGAGTGGCTTGTCTTCGCCGCAACCGACTTCGAGCACGTTGTGCTTGGCCGTGATGAAGCGACGGGCAAAGCTCCAGCGCCAAAAGTGGGCGGAATAGTCGCGGTGCAACGTGCGGCCATGGCCGGCTTCGTGCAGTTGTGTGGTGTCATAGTCGCGAGCATCGCGTGATGCTTCTTTAGTAGGTGCTTTTGGCATGATGGTGTCCTTATTTTGAATGGGAGCCGTTGAGTGAGGCGACTTATCGGCGTCGCCTCGGTGCCGTGTTACTTCGCCACCTTGGCTTCGGGCGGATTGGCGCCAGACTTCTTCAGATGGTTGCGGTACCATTTGACGTAGCCGCGCTTCTTCTCGTCCAGACCAAACTCAGCTTGGACCTTCTCAAAGATTTGGTCATCGGTCAATTTGCCGGCCATGATCAGATCTTGGAACATCTGTGCAGCTGACGGCTTCTTTTCGCCGGGCTTGGCAGACTTGGCCGCTGGTTTTACAACTGGATCGACGGCACGGCGCCCGGCCTTGACTTTGGTTGGTTTTGCTGCCGCCTTCTTTGCGACAGGTTTCACTGCTTTGGCGGCAGCGGGCTTTTCAGCCACGGTTTGCTTTTTGGTGGTAGCCATTTCAAGCTCCTGTTTACTCACGTTGATGATTTGGCCAAGGTAGTCCATGGCCTCCTTTGTTGCCCCGAGGGTCTGGCTGTAGTTCACAAAGAGCTGACATGCCTTTTCAACGGGGTATCCTTCCATCGGCGTGAACCGCTGGTCGAATGAGTCCGCCGACGTCGAATGGACCTCAAGGCCCAGGATGATGTCTAGCGGGATAAACTTGACGAGACCAGCAGAGCGATCAACCTGAATGCAGGTTCGTCTGTTATGGTCGTGGCATGGCATGACTGCCGATGCTTGTTTCTTAGTTGCCATTCTTCTCTCCAGATAGTTTGTCAGCGATGACGGACAGTTCAAGAAGGCCTTGCATTAAGACCTTGGCTTCAGGCCAGTACTGCGGTCCGTAGACCTGCCAGTGAAGCTGGACTGTGCCGCCCTTCTTGCTCACGAGAGCACGCTGCCCGCCATCGATGTACAGCTGGAAGCGAATCTCCTCGTGCGTGCTCTCGTCAACAATCTCAATGGTGTCTGGGTTGCTGAAGGTCATTTGCATCCCCCATCGTATGGAGGCCAGCCAGTGCGGTCATTAGGAGGAACACCTCTGGCAGCCTCAGCATGCCACGTGGCAACCATTGTGCAGTAGTTGGCGTGCTGCGCATCGGCGTCCTCAGCATCAAAGTGGCCAAGGACTCCAATCAGGACGACGAGAAGGGCGGCCAATGCCGCCTTGTTCAACGTGCTCATGATCAGGCTTCTTTGGGGAGCAGGCCAGTACGCTTCATCTCGCAGCGGTACCACGTTGGGTAGTGCTTCTTGGAGTCATCGAGGTTGAACTGCTGCTTAAGTGCCTCCCAGACTTCTTGGTTGGTCTTGCCAGACAGGATCAGTTCACGTGCCGTGGCAGAGATGCCCATCTTTTTGACTTTGGCTTCAACAACTGCATCTGTGTCACGACGACCAGCCTTAGCAACCTTTGGCTTTTTGGCCACAGCAGGCTTGGCTGCTTCAATTGGCTTTGTGTTCTTCAACGATTCAAGGTGGGCGGCAGCTGCTCCGAGTTTGCACTCGAACTTGTCGCCGACCTTTGTGATGAACAGGTTGTAGTCGCGAGCCTGAAGTCCGAGCTTGCGCAAGGCAGATGTGGCAGAGTCGCGGGCGGTGTAGGTCTTGGTCGTCATGGTGTGGTCCTCAGCAAGGTTTGTTCGAACAAGCACCATTGCGTTGTTCGTGATTAGATTTTAGTGTGCCACGATGGGCTTGTAAACACCTATTTTCAACTTCTTTTTAAATTATTTGCGTAATTTTTTGAGCGCGTCAAACAAAGCATTCTGTCCACGGCGCTTTGACTTCACAGCGGCGAGCACCACTTCATCAATTGTCCCACGGGCCATGATGTGATGGACAAAGACCTTTTTGCTCTTGTTGCCCTGGCGAAGAACGCGGCGGATGAACTGGTCATAGAGCTCGTAGTCCCATGTCATTGAGTGCCAGCAAACATGATGACCCATCTCTTGCAGGTTTAACCCGTGCCCCATGGCTTGAGGATGGCCAAGCAGCACTGGAAGCTTACCGGCATTCCACTGGCCGACAAGTTCTGCTGTGCGCTTGGTACTAACACCGCCACCAATATATGGCACCTCTTTGCCGAGCTTTTCTTGCAGTCTGTCAAGGTCATGCGCAAAGTCATAGGCCACTAACAGCGGCGACCCTTGGAGTTCCTCAATCAGGTCGGCCAAAGCATCGACCTTTTCAGTGTGCAGGTTCACCCATTCACGACTAGACTTTGGCAGCTTGATCAGTGCCTGCACGTCAGGATCAAGGTAGATGCCACCATTGGCCACCTGCCTGCACTTCATAGAAGCGGCCGCTGCCGTTGAAGCAACAATGACCTTGGAGTCAAGCTTGGCAATGAGGTCTTCTTCGAGCTGGTTGTACATGGTCATTACGTTCGATGGGAGGTCGACGCGGATGTTGTTCTCAATGAGAGTGGGCATGTCAAGGTAGTCATCAGCAGCCATGCGCAAAGCAAGAGGGCTGATGCGCTCATAGATCTCGTCCTCAGCACCCTCACGGATGTTCCAGCTGAAGCCGTCGTGGCTTGGAACAAAGTACTTCATGCGGTAGTGGCTGATATACGGGCCAAGCGTGCGGCCTTGGTCAAGGATGAAGCACTGGCCAAACAGATCGAGCAGACCATTGGAGGCAGGTGAACCTGTCAGGCCCCAACGACGACGGAATGCGCTGAGAACCAGCTTCAGACCTTTGAAGCGGTTGGTGTTGGTGTGCTTGAACTTGGACAGCTCATCGACAACCAGCGTGTCAAAGCCCAGGTTCTTGAAGCGGCGCAGATCGACGTCGACCTTGGTCTTACCCTGAGCAGTCTTGGTCTTCTTGGCTTGTAGAAGCCAGTCAAGACCCTCAGGATTGATGACGTAGATGTCTGCTTCAGTCTTTAGCAATGCATCCTTGTGCGGACCGTGTAGGACCACAACCTTGAGTCCTCCGAAGTCAGTCCACTTATTGACCTCCAGTGGCCAGACGAGGTCACAGACACGCCTTGGCGCAATAAGCAAGACCTTGTCCAGTAGCTTCTTTTGCTTGAGCAGTTTGATGGCGGCCAGCGTGATGCTAGTCTTGCCCAGCCCTGGATCCAAGAACAGAGCAGATGCTGCGTGCTCGAGCAAGAATTTGACGGCCTTCTTTTGGTAGGCGTGTGGTTGCCACGGCTTCGATGACGGAGGAAAAAGCTCGGATTGCATTGTCGTGTACCTCTACTTGGTAACCCAGCTGCTTGAGCTGAGCATGGATGTATTCTTGTTTTGGCTCGGGCTCTTCGCCTGGCCGCTTGAACTCAATCAACAACGGACGACCACCGGGAACCCAGAAAATTCTATCTGGGTACCCTGTGTCGCCCGGCGTCACGAGTTTTGAACCGATGATCCCGAGGTGTTTCCACGCCAGGTCAACGGCATCGCGTTCAATCTTCGATTCTTTCATGGGAGCTTGTGAAGATCACGGCAAGGAGCACAGACGCCATTGACTAGGCGCCCAGTCCACTCGCCGCAAAGCTCGCAGTCACCAGGACGCCCAACAGGTATCTTGGCTGCCTCCTCACGAGTCTTCTTGATCATCGCTTCGTCCCATGGGGCGTCACGGTCAAGTTGGCGGTCAACCTCGTCCATCACTTACCTCCACGCAGATGCTTGAAGACTTCCAGAGCGTGAGCAGCTTGGGTCTTGGCATCATCCAATGCGTTGTGGTAGACGCCGCCACGTTGAACCTTGATCGATGGCGCCAGACCCTTGAGTGTCCGGTAGCAACGATTGTTCCAGAAGTCCCAGCCTGCAGTCAGATTGGCTGCAGCATAGCAGTTGATGAGGATGGCATTGTCGAAGTCAGAACCATTACCCCACACACGAACGGCTTTGGGGCCGAACTGGGCTAGGTAGGTGTTGAACTCAGTCAACGCTTTGGGCAGATCCTTGTTGCCACGTGCAGCACGAGCTTGCTTGAGCACCTTTTGGGCTTCAGGATTTTGCTTCTCCCACCATGCCACTGTCTCAGGGTCGGTGTGCAAGCCATGCTTCTCACAGCTGGTCATCTTGACGACCATGTAGAACTCTGGCCCCATCTTGCCAGTCTCAGCATCAAAGGCCACTGCACCAATAGAGAGAATCGAGCACCCGGCACGACGGCCCAGAGTCTCGAGGTCAACCATTACGTCTTTCATTTTGTAAATCCTTTCGTCATCCACCACAGTAAAAGAATGAGAATCAACCAGCCACAGAGTGACATGATGCCCCTTAGTATTTGCAAGGGCCATTTTTGCTGGCACTGAAGAAGCACCAACGGCACTTGTCATTGGGGCGCGGCGCAAAGGTCGTGTCGTTCATCATGGCCTTGGTACGCTTGGCCCAGACCTTCTTCAGGCGGTCGATGTCCTTTGGTGTGAAGATCAACGGCTTGTCAGCATCTGGGTAGACGGTGCCTTGATCGAGGTAGGCCAGACGAGGACGAACTTCCTTGAGGTGCGGATGCAACAGGAGAGCCGCCAGTGCATAGAGCTCGAGCTGTTCAACGTAGTCCTCATTCATTTCAGCGCGGAACTTCCCTGTCTTCCAGTCAGTCACGATGAGGATGTCGTCGCCTTCATGGTGGGCACAGTCGAGCTTGATGCGAACCCAGCAGTGAATCCAGTTATCCCACTCGGTCTCAGCCCAGTCCTTGGTGAACGACCAGTTGTCTTCAACCACCATGCCGTTGATGGACTTCTTGAACTGCTTGCGCAGTGCCTTGAGTTCATCGCCGAATAGCTTCAGCTCCATCGGCAACGCACGGCCTTTGCCCTTGATGTAGTCTTCAGCCAACGTGTGGATCGCGGCACCACGAGCCATGGCTGGGTTTGGTGGTTCTTTGATCTTGTCGATGTGCTTCAGTTTGAACTTCAATGGGCACTGCTTGTAGTCGCTGTACCGGCTGAATGACCAACTGGTGGCCTGCTTGATTGGAATCACTTTTTTGGTAGCCATTAGAGCACCTTGCCTTTCTTGTCGTAGTCCTGGAGTTCATCCCAGTTGGTTGAGGAGATTGCTCCCTCGCTTAGGATGGAGACGTCGAACTCAACCGACTCCATTGTTTGACGCAGCACTTCCATTTCAGGCTTCAGGAGCTTCTTCGGCACGCTGACCGTGACTTGGTCATGGACGTTGAGCACGATGCGGGCTGATGGGTGCTTGATTGCATGGTACCTGATCAAGGCTTCCTTGGTGCAGTCAGCAGCCGAACCTTGAATGAGCACGTTGACCAGCTTGTAGTCGAACTCACGGATGCGACCATCGATGAGCTTCGGTTCTTCGCAGTAGTATTCACGACCTCCCCAAGTGCGGATGGGCTCTTTGTTCTTAGCCCGCAACTTCATGTCGCTGTACATCTGCTTGAGCCCTGGATAGAGCATCAGAATGGCCTTCTTCAACTCACTGGACTCTTCAACAGTCATGCCATTGCGCTCAGCCAGCTTGCCGACGCCCATGCCGTAAATCAGACCAAGGTTGGTGTTCTTCACTGGCTTGCGGTCATAGAACTTGCCCATCTTCTCGAGCTCTGCCTTGGCGTAGTCGTGGAAGTCGATCCAAGGATTCTCGACGTACTTGTCCATCAGGGCGCCACCGTCGAAGTGGGCCAAGATGCGAGGTTCCTGCTGCGAATAATCTCGGTCGATGAAGACCTCACCTTTGAACGGCGTGATGTAGCTACGCACCTTGGGCAAGGCGGGCAGCACTTCTTTGAACGGAGACTTAGGCAGCTTCTTGGCTGGGGCCTCATGGTGGAAGATGGCGGCAAACTCTTTGGGGATGTTCTGGAAGTTTGGCGTGCTGGACAGTCGGCCAGTGCGTGTCCCAACGTTGTGGTCACCAGACGGCGACTTGATTTGGTTCCAGGTCGTGAAGATCAGGCCACCAGACGCATTGGCCGTTGCAAGCCATGGCTGCATGAAGGTGTTCAAGCAGGTGTTGAGCTGGGTCCTGTACTTGAGAACGGCCAGCAGAACCTTGTCAGTGACTCCTTGCAGCAGGGCTTCCTTGTTCGTTTGGAACTTGCCTGTTGGCGTCTTGGGCAGCAGATCAGGATCAGCCTTGCCAGCATCAACCATAGCAGCCACAAGCTGAGCACCTGAATCGAGGTTGATGTCTGCGTCTGCCTTGAGAGTCTTGATGATCCATGCATCGATCTTGACGCGCCAGTTGTTGTACATAGCCACATCATCAACCAGTCGCTTGTGGTCCATCTGAAGACCTTGACGCTCCATCTCAAGCAGGATGGGCATGAGCTTGCGCTCACGGTCGTAAGAGACCAACATGTTGCGGTCAACAGTCTTCTTCCACAGCAGGTTGAAGATGGCCTCAGTGCGCTCGACGTCGCCATTGGCATACTTGCCGACAAGGTCGCCAGGTGCGTAGGCAATGTACCGGCCGAAATAGTGCTCAGATGATTTGCTCTTGCTGATCTTGACGCCTTTGATCGGCTGGTTGGCGATGAGCCATTCACCGACGGCATCTTGCTCGTCAGCAGGCAGACCAAGCAACCGAGTGGCCGATGGCTTTAGACCGAGCTCCATCTGATGTGGGTCATCAAGGAACAGCAGGAACATCGTGTCATGGATCTTGTCCCATGCAGGGATGGGCAGACCAAAGTGCTCTTCAGCCACGTCAACGTCGAACTTGCCGTTCTGGAAGAGGACGCCATCTTTGTGCGCCCAAGCTTTCTTCAGCTCAACGGCTCCGTCTGACCAGCAGCAGTTGTTGCCAGTGGGGTGTCCCCAGGCGTAGTACTTGGACTTCTTGCCAGGATACTTGATGGACACGCCGACAGGCATTGGAGGATACTTTGGTCTGCCCTCGATGCCGAATGTTTCAAAGTCAACGGTCACTGGTTTGGGTTGTTTCATTTCTTGTCCTTACATACTTCAACCACACGGCGGCAAGTATCGGCATCAAACATGCCGATATGGCACTCAGCCGTAGTCAGTTTGAGTTTATCAGCTAACCAGTTGTACGCACGGCTTCTGCTTTTGAAGATGCCTGATTGCCAAAGCGGATCGAAAGCCGAATGGGCTCGCATCTTTGCAATACGCAGTTCCCCATTTGCGAGTCGTCCAAGTGGCCGGTTGTCTTCAAATTGGGTATAACGATTAGGACTGTGGCAGCCTACGTAGGCATCGCATGGGTTACATGCCCAGAACTTCTTGCTGTGCAGATCTTTGCGGTGTGGGTATATGACCTCGCCAGTCACTAGTTGTGCTGGATTACCACAGTACGGGCAATTGATCATGATGCGCCCAACTCCATGCGTTCACGGTCTGCGCGGACCTTGTTCAGTCGACTGTGGATGCGCTTGATAAACTGCTTGCGCTTGCGGCCCTTGAGCTCCTCCTTCAGGAGGGCTTGGCATACAGGCTCATCAGCATCGCGCAGGATGTCATTCAGAGCCAGCCAAGACTGGAGCGCTGGGTTCGTCACTAACTTCTTCATAATTGTTGCTCCTGAGTCAAAAAGGCCCGGCGGCCAAGGGTTAGTTCAGCACGCCGGGCAAAGGCTCCTGCAAAGGATCAGTACTTACGTGCGCCGCGCTTGGCTGCAGGTTTAGCCGCTGGCTTTGCTGCTGCACGGCTGCCACGCTTTGGAGTCGGTGCGACTTCTTCTGCAGGCTGGTACGGGAAGTCGATGGTCGACTTGGCTTCTTCGTGACGCTGCATGATGGCGCCCATCAGTTCGTCAGGGATGTTCATGATCGGCTCGAAGACAACCTTGAACTGGGTCTTCGGATCAGGCACAACCTTGACCTTGGTCACGATGCCAAACGGAGGACGGCGCAGAGCACCAGCCACCTGCTTGACGAACGAGGCGTAACCCTTGACAGATGTGACCGGCAGTTTCATGAAGCCGATGGCTGTAGAAGCAAAGTGGTCTTCGTCTTCAAACATCACGAGCTTGCCTGACTGGTCAAAGGTGCCTGCTGGGATCATCGCCAGACGGCGAGTCTCACGAGCAGCTTTTCCGCGACCAGTATCGGCAGAGCCCCATTCGCAGACTTCGCTTTCGCTGCACAACTGGCCAGCAAACTCAGGGTCCGAGTTCTCGTGCCAAGTCATGGTCTTCTCATCACGGCCGAACGCAAAAGCAGTCGGTGTCTGAGGAGTGTCTGGATCGTACTTGCCTTCATAGTAAGTGGTCTCGAAGATGCTGTCCAAGATGACGACTGCCATCTGGTTGCCAGGCAGCGGAGCATCTTGCCAGGACAGGATGCCACCTTTGGCGCTGAAGAATTGTCCGCCTCCAGTGTTGGCTTCCATGCCGGCAGCGACTTCAGCTTGCTTGGCGAGTTCTTCATCCCAACGGACGAGGGCTGTCGATTGTGTTTTCTTAGTTGCCATGATGATGGTTCCTTAGTAGTTAGTAACGAGTGCGCGGAGTTGAAAGATCAGAACCTTGAGCCGCGCCCCAAGATCCCAATTTACTAGATTTTCTTGATGACCATGTCCTCATTGGTGAATGTCTCACCAGGTTGGAGAGTGACTATGGTGCAAATTTCAGTCTCTGTCAGTGAATACCGGTCAACAATGCTGATGCACAGTTCACGGAGGGTGTACTTGCTTGCAGCGCCAAACCGGTTCCCAATTTTGAAGCGAATTGAGAACTTCATGATTTACACCTTGTTGATGGAGACAGACACGGCATTGAAGTGCTCTACGCCTGGAACTTCCTTGCCTGCTTCCCAACGCTCTTTGATGGCCGCGTCGGTCAAGCGCTTCTGCATGAGGTCAAAGCTGCCGGTCTTCTTCACGTATTTGTAGAAGGCGTCCCAGTCCTTGACCTGAGGGACCTGCTTGGTCACAACAGTGACGCGTGCCAGCTTGCCAGCCACGCCAGATGCTTCGGACTTGGGCAGGTTCTCGATGATGTGGTTCTTGAGGGCAGTCTCTTCAGATGCGATCTCGTCGACCTTCTTTTGCTCGGCCAAGCGCTTGTTGCGCAGCTCGAACAGTTTGTCCGCGCAGGCGCCGAGCGCCTTGGGGAATTTGTACTTAACTTCTGCTGCCATGATTTATTCTTCCTTGTTGTCTGCAGACCAGAGTTCTGCATGGATGTCGATGAGGGCCAAAGCAGCTTTGTATTCCTTGGCGTGGATGTTATCTCCGTGGTCGTCTTGCAAACGAGATTCGAAGACTTCACGTGTGATTTGATGCTGACAACCAGCATCGAACCGCAAACCTTTGTCTGTGATGTAGGCAACGAAGTAGGCACAACGTGAACCGATGGGGCCGATTTGAAAGATTGGGCGGCCGCCAACCAAGGTGCAATCATCTTTGATCTTGGCACCGTCCAGGTTGGCACCGTCCAGGTTGGCACCGTCCAGGTTGGCGCGGACCAGGTTGGCACCGTGCAGGTTGGCACCGTCCAGGTTGGCACCGTGCAGGTTGGCGCGGACCAGGTTGGCACCGTGCAGGTTGGCGCGGACCAGGTTGGCACCGTGCAGGTTGGCGCGGACCAGGTTGGCACCGTGCAGGTTGGCACCGTCCAGGTTGGCACCGTCCAGGTTGGCACCGTCCAGGTTGGCGCGGACCAGGTTGGCACCGTGCAGGTTGGCGCGGACCAGGTTGGCGCGGACCAGGTTGGCACCGTGCAGGTTGGCACCGTCCAGGTTGGCACCGTCCAGGTTGGCACCGTGCAGGTTGGCGCGGACCAGGTTGGCACCGTGCAGGTTGGCACAAGCAGAGACCGCTGCCTCCAGAGTCAAGCGTGTAGTGTTGCCCTCAGCCTCATGCGAGAACAGAACACTGCCGCTGAACCGGCATTTAATTTCAATCTTCATTTAACACCTCAACAAGTTTGGTTGCGATCGTCGTTGACCGTGATTAGATTCTAGAGTGAAACCTGTACGATGTAAACAGGTAATTTCAAATTATTTTGCATCCATGTCCACCTTGTCACGGAAGCCGAGGAACACTGGAAAGCGCGGCTTGTCCTTCACACCAGTCGGTTGGCTCTTGTACTTCACCACTTTGCCCATCAGGTTGTCGCCAATGCACCAGAGCAGATGGCGCTGATCAGCTGTGAACCCAGTGCCGATGTCGAACTCGACTCCAGTCTTCAGGTCCTTGACCATGAGCGCACCCAGCATCTGTTTGCCGACCTTGCCTGCCTTGTGGCTTGACCGTTCGAGCTGACCCAGTTCATTGCGCTTGGCCTCATTGGTGTTGTGCTGAGCTTCACTGAACCCGATGACTTTGGCCTCAGCGTCAACAAAGCGCTTGACCTTCAGCAGCCATGCTTCTTTGGCAGTTGAGCGGCCATGCTTGTACGGACCATCAGGATGGCGCAGCATGACGCCCTCGTAGCCAGCCGCAAGGTAACTCTCTTCCCAACGGTCTAGTTCCATGCCGTCTTGAATCAGGTCATGTCCAACAAGTTGAACGGGCCCAAAGCCAAGCTTTGCTGTGATTCTGTCGTCAGCTGACTTCAGTCTTGCCTTGAACCCAAGACTGCGTGAAAAGTCATCAAACACGTAGAACACAACCTCAGGTGTTCCGGCAATTGACATGACGCCAGACGACGTGGCTTGGAATACCTCCTTAGCGGTCGGATCTCCAACTATGAGTTCGCCGTCAAGGCCGTTGAACTCAGGACGCCCAAAGCATTTTTGTACAAACTTGTTGGGGATCGGCTTCAGACTGCGGCCAACAGCCACACCATCGATGACCAAGCAACGAATGCCGTCCAGCTTGGGGCTGAGCAGCATTGGGAACGGAATGACCGGTCCAGCCGGTGATGCGAGCATGGGTTTCACAACGGCACCTCGACAATGTCAATCTGCTGGGTGACCCTGTCCTGGAACACTGCCAGGCATGGTGGCGCTTTGTACTTCAACACCTTGGCCAGAATGACCGGCAGTTGCTTCGGCACCAGATACGCGACCATCTGACTGGTCGATTGATTCTTGGGCATGACTAAACTCCTTCTTCATGTAGTATTTCAAACTGACCCGCATCGCCGCTTCACGCAAGCGACTTGGGCTGCACAGCTTCATGGCTTCAAAACCGATAGCCAGAAGTGTCTCAAGCTCAGACCGTTCATCGTCGCCCCAGCCAATCAACTCAGCGATGCATTCCTGCAAGCGCTTGTCTTTCAGTTTTGAAGCAGCTTCTGCCAAGTATTCCAGATCTTCACGACTGAGGTTCCCACGACTACGCATGATGGCAGTCGAGCGGTTCGTGTAGTAGGTCAACAACGCATTGAAGTACTCGTGACTGCCGACTTGAACGGTCTTGGGCTTCTTACGCATGTCCGCTCCCGCCACAGTCCATGCAAGTCATCTCGATGCTGCTCCAGCCGCTCGTCTGCTTATACTTGCCGATTCCATTGCAGGAGCTGCAGGGCTTGGGTGCACTGGCTTCTTCCATGGCAACCTTGTAGGCTTTGCGAATGGTGTTGAACTCCACAGAATTGCCACCGCGGTCTGGGTGGTGTATCATGCAGAGTTCACGCCATTTCGCCTTGACCTCGTCAGGCGTCGCGGTATCAGGAAGGCCCAGAGTCGCGAAAGCTTTGCTCATTTGATTAAGTCCCAGCCGATCATGAAGAAGACCCAGAGGAGCTTCAGGAAGAAGCCCAGGACTGGCAGCAGAATGACTCCGATGACCAGACCTAAGCCCCAACCCAGAATCTCCTTAGCCCAGTCAATCCAGGTGTAGAGGTAACGACTACGACGCATCGAGGATCTCCTTGATTGAAGGCATGACATGGAGCAAGGCCAGTTTGCACATGACGGCAATCTCACGATGCTCTTTCTGTGTTCCGTTACCGGCACGGAGTTGGATGTAGTGGATCCAGCTGCGAACTGAGCCAGACATGTAGAGGCGCGATGGTGTCAGGCCCTCAGGCAGGACGGCACGAGCAACTTCTTTGGCGATACCTTGGTTCAGAGCATCTTGGTACACCTTCACAGCCTGCTCAGCGAGCCATGCTTGTTGGTCATCCCACCATGTACGCAGCGCGAAGTCCTGAGACTCAGTGCTGTTCTGGCGGTTAGTGGTATCCTGCAGACGGGCTTCGCGCAGGACAGGATCGGCCACGACTTCAGCATACCGCTGGCTGAACTCTTGGAAGCTGAAGGACCGATGGCGCAGAATCTGGCGTGCAATGTCACGAGTCGTCTGGATCTCGATGACTGCATGGGCCATCTCAAATGGAGACCAGTGTTGGTTGCGGACCAGATAGTTGAGCAGACGAGGAGCTGTTTCATGGTTGGCCTGATTGGCAGGGTTTGAAACCCGTGCGCAGTAGGCCACCAGCTCCTCGCCCGTCTGGACGCCTTCCAACTCAATCGGTTGGGTGAATGCGATCAGACGGACTTGGCTCATTCTACTTCTTCCTTGGCATCGGTCTCAGCACACAGACCATTGATGAACTCAAGCAGGTCTGCCTTGGCGACCGGGATGTCGGTCTGCTCGATGGTGACGTCCTTCTTCTTGGCACCCGTCTCTTCGACGATGGTGTTGCGGGTTGCCGTTGCATCGGCATTTGTGCTGGCGTAGCGCTTGCGGCCACCGCCTTGAACGAGATAACAACGCATGATTTATGCTCCTTTGACATCAGAAAGATTGATACCGTACTGCATGTGAGCTTCAGCGCCTTTGAGCGATTCAGCCATTTTGCCCAGTGCAACACCGTGGGCTTCAGATGCTTTAGCCAGTGCGATCATCGCATCAGCAACACGGTCTGTTGGTTGAGAAGCTTTGTTCTCGATGTGAACGTTCTCGATGATCGCCCCGATTGGCGCGGCTGGTTCTCGCTTAGTAGCCATGTGAAACTCCTCACTTACATTTGGACGAAAAGAAAGGAGACCGAAGTCTCCTGTCTGCTTGGCAAACTGCTTACGCAGCTTCCTTGATGCCGTCCACGATGGACTTCAGCACGGCCTTGGTTGCCTTGGCGGCAGCCTTGTCTTCGGGCAGTTCGGCTTCCTTGACCACAGCCAAGACACGCTTGGTCTCGGCCTTCACAGCGACAGCAACTTGCTTCTCAACAGCAGCTTGCACACCTTCGTCGGCCAAAGCGGCCTTGATCTCTTTTGCGTTCATGATTCACTCCTTCAAGTGGTTTGGAAAATCGCGTTGGGACAATTCCCTCAGCAGGTTGTATTTTATTCCGCTCTAGTAGAGCTGTAAACATGTGGTTTCAATATTTTGAAGCTTTTTGCACGCCGCTTTGCTTCTTCGCCCAATCTTCGAGGTGTTTCGAGATCAATTGCGGTTGTGAAGCGAGCCACTCATCTTGCTTGCGGACCGCGTAGAACCTGCCTTGCGACCCATCAGACAATCGGACTGGCTTCCCACCTGATACCTGACGGACTCCAGCTCTTGCCAACTCACGACCAAGACCATTGGCTGTTGTGCCTGTCTTGCCTGAAGGATCGTAGAACTGCAGCAGCTCTTTCGAGGTGAACAGGTCCTTCGTGATGATGACCTCGCCAACACGCAAGATGTGGCCAGGCGTAGCCAGCAGCGTGCGCACCCAACCGGCCAGATCAGACTGGACGTTCGCAATCATGCGCTCCTTGGCTGCTGTCTTGAAGGCAGGGGCTGCTGGGTTGAAGTCGCCAGTGTCGCGGTTCAAGAGGTAATGGAAGACTGCCTTGCTCCCGCCAGTGTCTAGCCACAAGTCATAGTTCATGTAGAACTCTTCGGCCATGGGACCTACCTGCACTTCATGGATGAAGAAGCGGCGGTCATCGTCCTCAAGGAAGAATGAGTCTGGATGGTTGGCCGTGAAGAAGTAGTTGATACAGTCAGGCACCACGTAAGTTGGCACATACTTGCCATTGACCCTGAGCTCGCGCTGCGTGATGAGCTTCTTCAAGAAGTCGGCATCGGCCCGCTTGTTGGATCCTGTCACATCATCGCCCATAACGAACTGCTTGCCCTCAGCCCATTCATTGAATGAGTTGTGCAGGTCCATCTGGCTAATCTCAGTGAAGTTCTGCCCGTAGATCCTGCCGAGGGAATAACCGATCAGCGACTTACCAGTGCCGTGGCGGATACCGTGAAGGACCGCAGAGCTGAACAGCTTCGTGCCGGGATGCTGAAGTGGGTATGCACACCAGTTGAGGAACCAGTTCATGGCTTCTGGCTCTGAGCCCTTAAAGATGTGAGCAACCAGTTCAAGGAACGGTGTGACGTCGTCCTCAACAGGCTCAACACCCCAGCCCGGCCAGATGTTGAACATAGGGCGAGGATCTTGGATGAAGCGGCCATCGCCCGGCTTGTACGTGATCTTCGTGACCTCAGTCCGCAATGGCCATTTGAGCCATGCAGCAGCTGCTGAGACCGCTTTGAAGGAGACGGAACCGTCTTGCTTGAGGCTGCGCTCGTGATAGTTCAGGGGAGCCTGTAGATGCTCCTTGAACGCGGACGGAGATGCTTTGAACCGAGTGTCTTGGTCGACGATGAGACCAGGGTCTTGGACGTAGACGTACTTTTCATTGAGCCCCCAAAGCGGAGCGGTCAGGCCCAGCGGCTCTGCTTCAGTGAGCAAGCCACGGAACATGCTGACTGCTGATGGCCCTGCATGCACAAGGAAGTCGTCAAGCCCCACCTTCTCAAGGCCGGGCAGCTGAGGCAGTGAGACGAGATGAACGAAGCAACCGCGGCGATGGAGCTCTTCACCAAGTTCTCGGAGCGCAGCACAGACCATTGGGTTGGTCTTGTAGTCTGAATCAAAGCAGATGTAGACGTTGCGCTTCAGCCAGATGACTGAGTCCAGACTGGGAAGCCACGTGAGGCCGAGGCGGTGACTGCGCCAGTTGTACACTCCACCCAGCCCGATGGTGGGGAAGCCTTCCTTGCAGGCCTTGGCGGCTTTGAGTTCGCCTTCAGTAAGGATGATCGGCTGGTCTGTGTCGCTGAGGATGGCCGACCAGTCTTGGTTGCCTGGGTAGTAGGCGACTGGTGCCGTGTTTGGTTCTTGTACGTAGCGAACTGGCTTCTTCTCGGTCATGGCCGCAAAGTCTGTCGGCGTCTCGAGATACCTGATGCGGTAGAACGGCTTTGAACCGGGCCAGTCTGAGATTGGGAACCCTGCAGGATCGAGATACTCGATCTTCAAACTGCAGAGTTGCTTGAATGCTTGGTGATGTTGAGCTGTCTGCTGAGCACTAAGTGCTGTCATCTTCAGCAGCTTTGCGTCGTCTAGTGTGAGCCCGCTGCCCTTGAGCTTTGCTTCTACTAGTGCAGTTGCTTTGTGGTCGGCAGCTGGTGCCACCTTTTTTGTTCTGGTTGCCATTTACTTTTTCACCTCAGCTGATAGTTTCTTGAAGAACTCTGCAACCTGCATCACCTCATCTGGAGTTGCAGAAGACTTGATCATGTTCGCCTTGTGGGAGATAACAATGATGTTGCCTTTTACGTAGCCAAGTTCTGGAACGATCCTATCTAGAGATGGCGAGGTCAATGTGGCAAACCCATCGCCTGCTTTGAGCTCGAAGCCAAACACAGGGCAATGGGTAATGAGTGGGATGTCTGAGCACTCAATGTCGAAGGGAACATTGAGCTTAGATGCTCTGAACTTCATGCGATGAAGCATATACTGGCGATAGTCTTTGCGACGGTACGCTCTTAGATATGCTTGGCGGCATAACAAGCATTGGTGCTTGGAAGCGAATTCTGATGGTGGCTTGGATTCGCCACACGATGTACATGTTTTCATTGTTTCTCCAGTTATGTGGCAATGGCCACGGTCATTTACATCGACCCTCAGCCGGTTCGATGTCTCATACTCTCAGCAGCATGAAAGGTGTCTGGTGTCCAACATCTTGCTGAGGGATGACCACTGGAGCTTTGACGCTAACCATTGAAGGACACCAGACAGTAGAGATTGTAGCTCGGCCGTTGCTTTCCGTAAACAATGGATTACACGCCGAGTAGAACATTGACTACACTGTGAAGAAAGCCGTTCAGAATCAACCACTTAGCTCACTTTGCTGCTCGCGCTACGCATCTGGGCTCCCGCTACAGATTATGCTCAGCTACACCATTCTCTATTCTCTCTTCTCTCTATATCTACTTCTTCTTCTTCTTCTTCTTCTATAGAAAAGTAAGAATAATCTGTAGTATCTGTAGAAGTCCTTATAAATCAAGTACTTAGGTCGCTACACATTGCCGCTACACAGGCTACGCCGCAGCAGATGTGTAGCGGCCATAGAGGTGATGTACAACAGTTCCCACATGTGATAGAGCAGTTTACGCCAGAGGTGAAACAGTTTACGATCCCACCATCCGAGATTTCCTATCTCCGAATCTTCTGTGGAGTTGAATTATGGCAGGTGGTGGACGACAACCAGGGGCCGGTCGCCCAAAAGGTGCACTTTCGAAAGTCACAGCAAAGGCCAAACAAGCCGCCATGGAAACTGGGCTGCTCCCACATGAGTGGTTGCTGCAAGTCAGTCGTGGTGAGGGCATCAAGCACAAACGTTGGGTTGTGAAGTACGACAAGAACGGCAAAGAAGTCAGCCGTGACCTTGTGGAAGAAGAGATCTACGCAGACTTTCCCACGCGCATTGATGCTGCCAAGGCCGCATCTCCGTTCTATGCGCCCAAGCTTGCAGTGCAAACCGTCTCAGTGACTGGCAACTCTGACGCTGTGTCCGAGACATTGAAAGCCATTGCGGAGAAACTTCCAGTATGATTGACCTCTCCCATCAAAAGGACATGGAGCGGTGGTACCCACTGACTGAGCACTCTGTGCAGACTGCCCTGGTCAATGACAAAGTGCGGTTCAAGGTGGTCCCAGCGGGGCGCCGATCAGGCAAGACTGAAAGGGCCAAGCGCTTCGTGGTGCGTGAGGCCATGCGTGAACCAGGACCTTACTTCGTTGCTGCACCAACCCGGGACCAAGTCAAGCGGATCTACTGGACCGACCTCAAGCGTCTCTGCTTCACGTCAGTCCTTGGCGACCGCTCAGTCAGTGAGTCCGAACTTCAGATCCGTCTGCCCAACGGCAGCACCATCAGCCTCGTCGGTCTTGACCAACCTCAGCGCATGGAAGGCGTGCTCTGGATTGGCGGGGTCATCGATGAGATTGCAGACGTGCGTGAAGGCGCTTGGCAAGAGAACATCAGCCCCGCACTCGACACGTTCAACCCACTGAAGCCAGGCTACCGTCCATGGTGCTGGTTGATCGGGGTTCCTGACGGCCTGAATCACTACTACGAGATGGCTGAGTACGCTCGCACCTCGAATGATCCTGACTGGAAGCTCTACACGTGGATGTCGTCAGACATTCTCCCACCTGACGTGATCGAGGCCGCCAAGCGTCGCATGTCGCCCCGTCAGTACCGGCAGGAGTATGAGGCCAGCTTCGAGACTGCATCGGGCCGAGTGTATGAGGACTATGGTCCTTGGAACTACACGAAGGAAGTCATCAAGAGCCATGAGCAAATCATGTGGCACCATGACTTCAACTTCACGCCCATGAGCTCAGGCATTGGAGTCCGTCGTGGCAATGACTTCTACATCCTTGACGAGATCATCCTGACCAGTGCAACGTCGCGCCAGTCGGCCATCGAGTTCGTTGAGAAGTACAAGAACCATGCCAACCGCAAGGTCATCATCTACGGGGATCCTGCAGGCAGAGCTGGCGAGAAGCATGGTCACGCATCTGACTACACCGAGATGGAGCAAGTACTCCGCGCCAACAACTGGCAGGTCGAACGTCGTGTCAAGCCCGCTGCTCCTGCCATCAAGGACCGTCAGAATTCTGTGCGTGCCAAGATCAGGAACGCTGCCGGCCAGACCAGTCTCTTTGTGAACATCGACAAGGCGAAGTACGCCCACAAGGGTCTGGCCACCGTGCAGATCAAGAAGGGCAGCACCTTCCTCGAAGAAGACAGCGACTACCAGCACATCACGACGGCCATCGGCTACTGCGTTGACCATGAGTGGCCGCTGCGTCCTGACCGCCCGAACGTCGATGCCAAGCCGATCGCGTCCACCCATCATTTCAACCGTTAAGGAACCACCATGGCCCGACCAACCAAAGAGCAACGACTTGCTGCCATCCACCAGGAGGCGCTCGCTGAGTTTGACAACATCCAATCTGCCCTGCGCGATGAGCGACTGCAGTGCCTCCAAGACCGACGCTTCTACTCGATTGCAGGTGCTCAGTGGGAAGGTCCGCTGGGCGAGCAGTTCGAGAACAAGCCCAAGTTCGAGGTCAACAAGATCCACTTGGCCGTCATCCGCATCATCAACGAGTACCGCAACAACCGCATCACTGTCGACTTTGTGAGCAAGGAAGGCAAGGAGTACGACAAGCTGGCTGACACATGCGACGGCCTGTACCGTGCTGACGAGCAGGACAGCGGTGCTGAAGAAGCTTACGACAACGCCTTCGAGGAAGGTGTGGCTGGCGGCTTTGGTGCGTGGCGTCTGCGTACCGTGTATGAGAATGAAGAGGATGAAGAGGACGAGAAGCAACGCATCCGCATTGAGCCGATCTTCGATGCCGACTCGTCTGTGTTCTTCGACCTGAACGCCAAGCGCCAAGATAAGGCAGATGCCAAGCGCTGCTTCGTCATCACGTCCATGACGCGCCAAGCCTACAAGGATGAGTGGGGCGATGATCCTGCCTCGTGTCCGAAGGAAGTCCATCAGTATGAATTCGACTGGTTGACGCCTGACGTCGTCTTTGTGGCCGAGTACTACCGCGTCGAGGAAACACGCGAGACCGTCTACGTCTGGGAAACCCTGAACGGCGATGAGGAGCGCTACAAGGATGCTGACTTCGAGGCTGATGAGACCTTGGAAGAACGCCTGCTTGCTGTTGGCAGCCGTGAGGTTCGCCAGAAGAACATCAAGCGTCGCCGTGTGCGCAAGTACATCCTGTCAGGCGCCAAGATCCTCGAAGACTGTGGCCACATCGCCGGCAAGTGCATCCCCATTGTGCCCATGTACGGCAAGCGCTGGTTCGTCGACAACGTGGAACGCTGCATGGGCCATGTCCGCTTGGCCAAGGACGCTCAGCGCCTGAAGAACATGCAGTTGTCGAAGCTCGGTGAGATCAGCGCCCTGTCCTCGGTTGAAAAACCGATCCTGACGCCTGAGCAGGTTGCTGGTCACCAGATGATGTGGGCTGACGATAACATCAAGAACTATCCCTACTTGCTGGTCAACCCCATCACCGATGCCAACGGCCAGCAGGCCATCTCTGGTCCGATCGGTTACACCAAACCGCCTCAGATCCCTCAGGCCTTGGCTGCTCTGCTGCAGATTACCGAACAGGACATGCAAGACCTCTTGGGCAACCAGCAGGCAGGCGAAGAGCTTCAGCCCAACATCAGTGGCAAAGCAGTTGAGCTCGTGCAGAACAAGCTTGACATGCAGACCTTCATCTACATGAGCAACATGAGCAAGGCCATCAAGCGCTCAGGTGAAATCTGGTTGAGCATGGCTCGCGACGTGCTGGTCGAAGAAGGCCGCAAGATGAAGTCCATTGGCCCACAAAACGAGATGCAGTCTGTCGAGCTGGCCAAACCTGTGGTCAACGACAAGGGCGAGATTGAAACTGAGAACGACCTGTCTCAAGCCGAGTTCGACGTCAATGTGGATGTGGGTCCATCGTCTTCGAGCAAGCGTGCTGCCACCGTCCGCGCTCTGACTGGCATGGCTTCTCTGACCGATGACGCTGAGACCAAGCAGGTCCTGGGCGCCATGGCCATGATGAACATGGAAGGCGAGGGCATCACTGAGGTGCGCGACTACTTCCGCAAGAAGCTGCTTCGCCTTGGCGTTGTCAAGCCCACAGAGGAAGAACAACAAGCCATGGCTGACGAGCAGACCAACCAGAAGCCTGATCCGAATACCCAGTACCTGCAGGCAGCGGCCGACGAAGCCAGCGCTAACGCCACACAGGCACGCGCCAAGACCATCCTCACGGTGGCTCAGGCTGACGAAACGAAGGCCAAAACCATGAAGACCTTGTCTGATGTGGACTCGGCAGAACAGCGCCAGGCCATGGAGGTCATTGAAAAGTTCGGTGGTTTGGGCCAAGTCCAGCCACAAGGGGCCGAAACTGTATCACAGAACGGCATTCCACTGTAAGATCCTTGCTTATGCGGTTTCCACCCAGCCGCTTTAATGGGTGAGTTTTGAATGGGGTCATGAAAATGAGTAAAAAGGCAGACGGTCAAGCAACGACAGATGATGAGGTGGTAACCTTGGAAGACGAAACCACGGTTGTGGACGGCGAGGGCGAAGACGGTAGCACCGGCGAAACCCAGTCCGATGACAACGAAGGTGAAGGCGCCCAGGAAACTGCCACTGAGTCAGATGATGTTGTGGTAACCATTGGTGAGGAAACGCCGCCCACCGAGGAAGAGGCTCATGCGCCTGAATGGGTTCGTGAACTGCGCAAGACCAACCGCGAGGACAAGCGTCGCATCCGTGAACTGGAAGACAAGCTTAACACCACCAAGGCAGCTGAGACCAAGCCGGCAGCCCTGGGTAAGAAGCCCACTCTCGAAGACCACGACTACGACACTGAGAAGTTCGAGCAAGCACTGACAGCCTGGTACGATCGGAAACGTGACGCCGACCAAGCTGCCGCTCAAGCTGAAGCTGCCCAGAAGGAACAGCAGAAAGCTTGGCAGGCCAAACTGGACTCCTACGGCAAAGCGAAAGCTGAGCTGAAGGTCAAGGACTTTGATGATGCCGAGGCAGTAGCCCAGGACGTCTTCAACGTCACACAGCAAGGCATCGTGCTGCAAGGAGCTGAGAACCCCGCACTGGTCATCTACGCGCTGGGCAAGAACCCGAAGAAGGCAAAGGAAATCTCGACCATCACCGACCCCGTGAAATTTGCTTTCGCGGTGGCTAAACTGGAGACTCAATTGAAAGTTACGCAACGCAAAGCAGCCACAGCGCCGGAACGCACTGTCCAGGGAACTGGCAACAAGTCTGGAACTGTGGACTCAACCCTCGAGCGGCTGCGCACTGAGGCGGCAAAGTCTGGTGACTTCACCAAAGTCATCCAGTACAAGAAGTCGAAGCAAGCAGCCAAGTAAACCCACATTGAAATAGGAGCCAATCATGGCAAATGCATTTTCCAAAGAAGAACGCGTCGCGTTCGAAGACATCCTCGAAGGCTTCAATGACGCCTTGGTCCTGAGCCGCAACGTTGCTACCTACACGGCGGACTCCACTGAGATGGAACGTTCACAAGACACCATCTGGCGTCCTCAGCCGTACATCGCCAACTCGATTGACGGCGCACCTGGTACTGACATCTCCTCCTTGTACAAGGACATGGTCCAGCTCTCTGTGCCAGCCACCCTGGGTTTCAGCAAGACTGTGCCTTGGACCTTGAACGCCAAGGAGCTGCGTGACGCATTGCAAGAAGGTCGTCTGGGCGACAGCGCCAAGCAGAAGCTGGCAAGCGACATCAACGTGGCACTCATGAACGTGGCATCTGCACAAGGTACCCTGTTTGTGAAGCGTTCCGCTGCTGCTACCGGCTTTGATGACGTGACCCAGTGCGAAGCAGTGTTCAATGAGATCGGCGTGCCTTCGTACGACCGCTGCCTGGCTCTCAGCACGCGCGACTACAACGGCATTGCAAGCAACTTGGCTGGTCGTCAGAACGTGACTGACCTGCCCAAAGAAGCTTACCGTCGCGCCTACGTCGGCATGATCGCCTCGTTCGACACGTACAAGCTGGACTACGCCAACCGCAAGGTGGCTGCAGCCGGCGGTGCAGGTCTGACGATCAGCACCCTGGACGCTGCCGTCAACTACTACATCCCCAAGGCCACGAGCACCTCCGTGGGCGGCAAGATCAACGTTGACAACCGCTACCAGACCGTGACCGTCTCTGCAACTACCAACGTGGTTGCTGGTGACGCCTTCACGATCGCTGGTGTGAACAGCGTGCACGCCATCACCAAGGGCGACACTGGCCAGTTGAAGACCTTCCGTGTCATCAGCATCACCAACGGCACCACGATGGTCATCAGCCCGCCGATCATCAGCAACCAGGTGGCCAACGACGCTTCGGCCCAGTACCAGAACTGCGTGGTGAACACCAAGTCTGCGACCTCGGCCATCGTGTTCTTGAACACTGTCGCCGGTTACCAGAACCCTTTCTGGCAGAAGGACGCTCTGGAAATCCTGCCTGGCCGTTACGCTGTCCCGTCCGATGCTGGCACCGCAGTGATGCGCGCCTCCACTGATCAGGGCATCGAGCTGGTCATGCAGAAGTTCTACGACATCAACACGATGAAGACCAAGTACCGCTTGGACACTCTCTTCGGTGTCGTGTGCAAGCAGCCTGAAATGGCCGGCATCATGATGTTCAGCCAAACCTAAGCTGATTGAGGGAAGGGGCTTCGGCCCCTTTCTTCAACCTGTTGATCAATCTACCTGAGGACACCAAAATGACTGAAGAAGTTCAAACTGCCGACGACCAGTTCCCCACGCTCGTCTACAAGGGTCATGGCCCACATTCTCGCGCTGGCGGCACCTACGACTACACCGCTGCCAATGACCAGGAAGAGCTCGATGCCAAGTTGGCTGACGGTTGGTTCACTACGTTGCCTGAAGCTATCGATGCTCACGACAACCCTGTGGCGAAGTCTGATAACGCGCCGGCAACTCGTGCTGAGCTCGAGACCAAGGCCAAAGAGCTGGGCATCCAGTTTGGCAAGAAGACGACTGACGCTGAACTCAGCGCCTCAATCACCAAAGCACTCGCCAAGGAGTAATCATGGGCTGGACTAAGCGCCAATTCGTCACACAGGCCTTCGAAGAAGTCGGGTTGGCGGCTTACGTCTTCGACCTGACTCCTGACCAACTGCAAAGTGCACTAAACCGGCTGGACTCCATGATGGCGGCATGGAACGCCAAAGGGATCCGGCTCGGTTACCCCATTGCGTCAAGCCCTGAAAGTGGTGACCTTGACACTGCGACCAATGTCCCTGATTCAGCCAATGAGGCCATCTACTTGAATCTCGGCATTCGACTTGCCCCTGGCTTTGGCAAGACCGTAGCAATGGAGACCAAGGCCTCAGCCAAGATGGCCTACGACACATTGCTGTCTCGTGCCGCCATGCCGCCTGAGCAGCAGTTCCCAGGCACTATGCCATCAGGTGCTGGCAACAAACCATGGCGGGTCTATGACGATCCGTTCCTTCGTCGACCAGTCGATCCTCTGCTCGCAGGTGAAGACGGCCCAATCGAGTTCAACTAGGAGAACCACACATGCCACAAATCAATCAGCTTGCCGCCGTCGACCAGGTCCAACCAGGCGACCAGATACCCATCTACTCGTCGGACAATGGCGATGCCCGCAAGGCCTCGCTTTCACTGCTGAAGACCTTCTTCCAAGAAGGTATCACTGCCGCTGACGACAAGATCACTCAATTCGCCGCGCCAAGTGCCACAGCATTCAGCGTTCAAGTCAACAACGACATTGATAGTGTCTGGCTGGTGCTCACGCCAACGGCCGGCTTTGCTGCAGGCACTCTGGTCCTTCCTGCAGTTGCCAACTGCGTTGACCGCCAAGAGATACTTGTCAACTGCACCCAAGCTGTGACCACTCTGACTGTGTCGGGCAATGGATCAACTGTCACTGGCGCGCCAACTACTTTGGCTGCCAATGCCTTCTTCCGTCTGCGCTTCACTGACGTCACAAAAACCTGGTATCGCGTCGGCTAAGGAGACAACATGCAAATCCCGATCCTCAGCGGGGTCTACACGGATGGAGGCCCAGACTTCCGTACGTCGTACCCCGTCAACATGGTACCAGTGCCTAAGGAGCAGGGAATCTCCAACGGATACCTGCGCCCGGCTGACGGCATTGCTCAGTTGGGCACCGGTCCAGGCATTGACCGTGGTGGCATCAATTGGAATGGCCAGTGCTACCGAGTGATGGGCAGCAACCTTGTGCGCATTACTGAAAACGGCTCAACAATCGTGCTTGGCGATGTCTACAACGACAACCTGTCAGTCACGTTTGACTACTCATTTGATCGATTGGCCATCTCGTCAGCTGGCAGTCTGTTCTACTACGACAACATCACACTCACACGCGTCGATGACAGCGACCTCGGCACCGTTGTAGACTTTGTGTGGGTCGACGGGTATTTCATGACAACTGATGGCAAGTTCCTCATTGTCACTGAGCTCAACAACCCATTTGCCGTCAACCCACTGAAGTACGGAAGCTCAGAAGCAGATCCTGATCCTGTTGTCGCACTCCTCAAGCTGCGCAATGAGGTCTACGCCATGAACCGCAACACCATTGAGGTCTTTGACAACATTGGTGGAGACTTCTTTCCATTCCAGCGGATCGAAGGCGCTCAAGTTCAGAAAGGCGTTGTTGGCACGTATGCCTGCTGCGTCTTTGCTGACACGATCGCGTTTGTGGGCAGCGGGCGCAATGAGGCGCCATCGATCTACCTCGGTGCCAATGCTGGTGCCGCCAAAGTGGCAACGATGGAAGTCGACCAGATCTTGGCCCAGTACACGGAAGAGGAGTTGTCTCACTGTGTTGTCGAAGCCCGCAATGACAAAAGCCATCAGCACCTGTATGTCCACTTGCCCGATCGAACCATAGTCTATGATGCTGCAGCCTCACAGCAGCTCCAAGAACCAGTCTGGTTTCATCTGACTTCTAGTCTGGAAGGTTTCAGCAAGTACCGTGCGCGCAACTTTGTCTGGTGCTACAACAAATGGCTATGCGGTGACCCAACGACCAGCAACCACGGATACCTTGTTGAGAACATCTCGTCCCACTATGGCGATGACGTGCGCTGGGAGTTTGGCACGATGATCGTGTACAACGAAGGCCGTGGTGCTATCTTCCATGAGCTCGAGCTTGTTGCCTTGACGGGCCGCGTTGAGTTTGGCAAGGACCCAGCGATCAGCACCTCGTACTCGGTTGATGGTGAGAACTGGAGCCAGTTGCGTACCATCAAGGCCGGCAAGCAGGGCGATCGTACCAAACGACTGTCATGGCTCCAGCAAGGAAGCATGCGCAACTGGAGGATCCAACGCTTCAGTGGAGATAGTCAGGCCCACCTATCATTTGCGCGCCTTGAGGCACGCGTTGAACCTTTGGCGTATTGATCATGGCAGATCCAAAACCACCATCACGAGACCAGCTTGCCAAGTTCTTGCCAGACGCGGAGTCTATCAAGCTATTTGAACGGTTGTTTGCAGTTGCTGGCAACCTGACTCCAACCGACATTGCTGCATTGACTCGCTTAGTTGAAGAGACCTCGCTTGAGTCTGCCTCTGCTGTATCTTCAGCCAATGAGGCTTTGGACTCGATTGTGCGGATAGCAAACTCGTTAGACATGCTGGCATCGGCAGTTGTCACTGAGCAGCGCCATAATTTTATTGACGTTGACTACATTGACATCAACCCATCTGCACCCGCACCTGTTGGTAAGGTTGGACGGTTGAAGTGGAATGATACTGACGGCACGCTTGATCTTGGGTTGAAGGGCGGAAACGTCACACTCCAAATTGGCCAAGAAAATGTCCTGATTGTCAAGAACGACGATGCTACGCCGCTCACAGATGGCGAGGTTGTTTATGTTTCAGGTGCTGCTGGAGCGAATCTGCTTGTCAAACGTGCAATTGCCGCCTCTGATGTGACTTCAGCTAGTACCATTGGCATTGTGACTGAACCCATTGCCGTAAATGGCCAAGGGTATATCACGACATTTGGGCAAGTTCGCGGTCTCAACACTTCAGCCTTCAACGAGGGCGACGTCCTCTACCTGTCACCAACGGTGGCCGGAGCAATAACTAATGTCAAACCAACTGCACCACAACACATGGTCACAGTTGGATATTGCACCAAGAAGTCAGCTGGCAACGGTGAAATTTTTACTAAGGTGGACAACGGCTACGAACTTGATGAGTTGCACAACGTTTTGATCACCAACCCGGTTTTGGCCGGCAGTTTGCTGATCTACGACGCAACTGTTGGAGTTTGGAAAAACGCTCGGTTGACTGCAGGCACCAACGTTGCCATCACCAATGCTGACGGGTCAATCACAATTACCGTCTCCAGTGCAGCTCCATCTGGTGCAGCCGGTGGCGTACTCAGCGGAACATACCCCAACCCAGGTTTCGCTGTTGACATGGCAACACAGGCAGAACTTAACGCCCACACTGGCAATGTCAGCAACCCGCACGCAGTGACTAAAGCGCAGGTTGGTCTTGGCAACGTGACAAACGACGCTCAATTGAAGTCTGCTTCAAACTTGTCTGATTTGGCCAGTGCCGCCACGGCCAGAACCAACCTTGGTCTTGGCACTGCGGCTTTGACTGACTACTCGACAGGAACTTGGACTCCTGTTGCAACGGCAACCATCCCAGGAATAACACCGCCGTCGATTGCTTCTGCATCAGGCACCTACACGAAAATTGGCCGCACGGTGTATTGCACCTACAACATCTTGTTTGGCGCAAACGGAACTGGCGCCGGGCAGATCAAGTTGACTGGCAATCCGTTTACGCCATCACAACGTGGGTTTGGTACTGGCATGGAGACTGACGTTCTTGGGTTCAATACAATGAGTCAGACCATTGCGGCAACAGACGCCACGTACATCGGCAAGACTGACGCCACATATCCTGGTGGGACGTCTTTTCGTCTCATGGGCAATTTCACATACATCGTTTAAGGAGTCATCATGACAGTCACAGTCGTAAACATCATCCCACGCAAGCAAGCTGAGGCCGCTCAGACAGGTCAATACACTGCCACAAACTGCAAGACAATCATCGACAAGTTCACGGTCACAAATACCAGTGTTGGCAATGTTCCGTTCAGCGCAAATCTTGTGGCAAGCGGAGGAGTTGCTGGTGCGCCAAACCTGGTTCTGAAGACTCGGTCCATTGCTCCAAATGAGACCTACACCTGCCCAGAGCTTGTTGGCCAAGTTCTTGAATCTGGTGGGTTCATCTCCACATTGGCTGGGTCGGCTGGCGCATTGACCATCTCTGCCTCGGGCCGCGAAATAACCTAAAGGTTTACAAGGTGGCCAGACTTGTGTTAGTATCTGACCACCTGTGGTGCTAGACGCCACAGCAGCTGAGCCTAACGAGCAGCCAGCAGCTCATACCGCCCTGAAAAGGAGAGTTTGAATGCTGGCTGAAGCCAAATCCCACCACATTGTGGACCCTGCTAAAATTGAGCAGGTTGAATCCCACCTCTTGGACCTGCCTCAAGTCGAGTGCCCAGTAGTCCACCACTTCGGTCCCGGCATCTACATCCGCGAAGTCACCCTGCCTGCCGGCACACTTGCCATTGGCCACGCGCAGCGGTTTGAACACCTCAACATCATGCTGACAGGCGCTGTTGTCATGGTCGGCGACGATGGCAAGACGAAGGTGCTCCGTGCACCAATGATCTTTGTTGGCAAGCCTGGGCGCAAACTTGGCTACGTCCTTGAGACCTGCATCTGGCAAAACGTCTACGCCACTGAGGAGCGCGACATCGACAAGCTCGAGTCCATGTTCCTTGACAAGAGCTCCACATGGCAAGCCCATGCTGAAGCAGCTAAGCAGCTTGAAACCTACCATCGGCGTGAAGACCGCGAAGACTTTGACTTGGTTGTCAAGTTGTCCGGCTTCAACCATGAGACCGTGCGCGCTCAATCTGAGAACCCACATGACCAGATCAAGATGCCAGAAGGTTTCGCGCCAAAGTTCACAGTGCGCGACTCAGCCATCGAGGGCAAGGGTGTCTTCCTGAGCGCCCCAGTTGAGGTGGGTGAAGTCATCGCCCCTGCACGAATAGATGGCTTAAGGACTCCTGCAGGACGGTACACCAACCACGCAAAAACCCCAAATGCGAAGTTTGTCAAGGACCAGAGCGGAGACATCTGGCTCATCGCCACTCAACGCATCGCAGGTTGTGCCGGCGGCAGTCAAGGTGAAGAGGTCACAGTTGACTACAGGCAAGCTCTCGCCCTCTCAGGCATCAATTTAATCGAAGGAGAATCCCAATGAGTGGAATCGCAACGGCTGTCGTGGCCGGATCAGTCATCACTGGCGTGATGTCCAGCAACGCTCAGTCTGATGCTGCTGAATCAGCTGCCGGGGCTCAGACTGCCGCAAGCCAGGCATCAATCGAGGAGCAGCGTCGTCAGTTCGACGCCGTTCAAAAGTTGCTGGCACCTTACGTAGGAGCTGGTGAGCAGGCCATCAGTGGCCAACAAGGTCTACTCGGTCTTGCAGGACCGGCAGCTCAACAACAAGCAATTGCCGGTATCGAATCATCGCCTCAATTTCAGTCAATGATGCAGCAAGGTGAGAACGCCATCTTGCAAAACGCGTCGGCAACTGGCGGACTTCGCGGCGGCAATGTACAAGCTACTCTGGCTCAGTTTCGCCCACAGCTCCTGAGTCAGTTGATCGAATCTCAGTTCAGCAAACTTGGTTCCATCTCAGGATTGGGCCAAGCTTCTGCTGCCGGTCAAGCTGCTGCAGCCCAACAGACTGGCGCCAACATTGGCAATGCTCTGACTCAACAAGGCCAGGCTGCGGCAGGTGCTGCTCTGGCCCAAGGTCAGGCCCAAGCCCAAATGTGGGGAAATATCGGCGGTTCCATTGGCAATGTCGCCACGCTCAAAGCTCTGAAGGTGTTCTAACATGGCACAACCATTCAACTATATGCTCAACGTCCCAGATCCGACTCAGTCGGTCATGGGTGGCGTCCAAAACGCTTTGAACATCTCCAACATGATGTCTCAACGCAACCTTGCCGAGCAAAAAGCTCTTGACCTCCAAAAAGCTCGTGAGACTCAGGTGCAGATGGAAACTGATCTTGGCACCCTGTCCAAGAACCCAACCCCATCAGCGTTGGCCAGCATGATGGTCAAGTACCCGAGTCTGAGTGAGAACTTCAAGCGCACCTACGACGTGCTCAGCACTGAGCAGAAGGACTCGCGTCTTGGGCAAGCCACTCAGGTCTATGCAGCGCTCCAATCCAACAAGCCAGAGGTTGCCCAACAGCTGCTGACTGAGCAGGCCACGGCCTATCGCAACTCAGGCCAAGAGCGTGAAGCCAAAACGCTTGAGGACCTGGGCATGCTGATCAAGACAAGCCCTGAGACAGCCAAGACCTCGACCGGTCTCTTCTTGGCTTCGGCCATGGGTCCTGACAAGTTCACCGAGACGTTCACCAAACTTCAAGGTGAACAACGTGACGCTGAACTCCAGCCATCGAAGTTGACTGAGTCTCAGGCCAAAGCCCAGAAGGCGGCAGTCGAAGCCAAGTTTGCCGAGTCTGGTGCCGTGCTCGACCTGCAGAAGAAAGGCTGGGACATCACAAAGATCCAAGAGGACATCAAGATCGCCAAGCAGAATGCTGGCATCGCGGCCATGAACGCTCAGATCGCTCGTGAGGGCAACCAGATCAAGCGCGAAGAGAACCAACTCAAGTTGCAGGACATGGTCCAGAAGCGTGATGAGGCCGTGCGTACCAAAGCTGCTGATCTTGAGTCTGCTCGCACGAACATGGACAACATGCTCAACACGGCTGACCGCATCTTGAAGACGCCGATTGGCGTGATTGGTTCAGCTGCTGGCCCAGTGTCATCGCGCATGCCCACACTCACACAGGACACAGCTGACTTCGAGGCTCTGGTTGAGACGCTTGGCTCACAGTCGTTCATGGCCCAGATCCCCAACATCAAGGGCATGGGCGCTTTGTCTAACGCTGAAGGCGAGAAGCTCCAAGCTGCTCTGCAGAACTTCAGCCTCAAGCAGTCTCCTGAACGCCTGCTTGAGAACGTCAAGGAAGCCCAGCGCTTGGTCATGAAGGCACGCAAGAACATGACTGCACGTGCCGGATTGCCTGAGACCATCCCTGACACGCCTGCCGTGAGCACGTCTGGTGGTGACATCGATGCGCTTGTGAAGAAGTACACCCAAGGAGCCCGCTAATGGCAACACTCCAAGAACTTGAGCAAGCCTTGGTCAACGCCGACAAGGCGGGTGACCTCGATGCTGCTCGGCGCTTGGCTGCCGTGCTCGTCAAGGCGCGCCAAGATACCACAAACCAAATCCCAGACACTATCGTGCCTGGTACGACGCAAGAATACGTCGAACCGTCTATTGGCGAGAAGATCATTGGTGCAGGTGAAGCTGCTCTGACGATTGGCACTGGTGCCACTGGCGGCACTGTGGGCATGATTGGCGGCACGTTGAAAGGTCTGGCTGGGCAGATCTTGTCTGGCCAGTTCGGTAGCCAAGAGGCTGCAAACCTGGTCCAAAAGTCAGCCATGCAGGGAGCTCAGGCATTGACCTACGCCCCTCGCACTCAGTCAGGCCAAGAGCAAGTACAAGCCGTCGGCGAAGTGCTCCAGAACGTCCCTCCTGTCATCCCAGTTGTTGGTCCTGTCGGAGTGGTAGCTGCCAGCACTAAGATGGCGGCACCGGCAATTGCAGCTACGGCTGGTCGTGTTGCCGCACCTGTAGTTGCTGCCACAAAGCGAGCTGGTCAGGCTGTTGCCAAGGTTGCTGAGCCGATTCGTGAGATGATGCCCGGTGCAACGACCAAGCGTCCTACTCCTGGCACACAAGCCTCTGGTGGTTCTGCTGGTGTTGACATGGCCACTCTGCGCCAAGCCAAAGCTGATGAATTGCCTGTGCCCATCAAGCTGACTGAAGGCCAGAAGACTCGCCAGTTTGAGCAGCAGCGCTTTGAGCGCGAAACAGCTAAGCTGCCAGATGTTGGTGAACCAATTCGTGAACGCTTTGCCACTCAGAACAAGCAACTCCAGCAAAACCTTGAGGCCTTTGTTGACATGACTGGAGCTGAGGCTCCTGACCTGCGCTCCATCGGCCTGACCGTGGACAAAGCGCTTCGTGACCGAGCTGCCCGTGACAAAACTCGCATCCGCACCTTGTACAAGGAGGCCGAGAAGGCCGGTGAGATGGAGGCACCTGTCAAACTTGACACAGTGGTCCAACACTTGGTTGACAACGCCCCAGAGGCTGAGGTTGCCAACGTACTCAAAGCAACACGTGCCAAGGCCCTGCAGCTTGGCGTGGCCACTGAGGCGCCTGACGGAACGCTGGTTGCCCAACCTGTGACTCTCAAGACGGCCGAGTTGTTCCGCCGGTCGATTGGTGGTGCAACCAATGCCGAGCCAACTAACATCATGCAGGCTTCTCAGATGCGCAGCCTCATTGATGCCTCAACTGATGGCCTGGGCGGAAACATGTACAAGCAGGCGCGTGCTGCACGTGCTCGGTTTGGCAGTGACTACGAGAACATCGGCTTGGTAAAGAACTTACTTGGCCAAAAACGCGGTTCAAATGATCGTGCCATCGCCATGGAAGATGTGCTGCGCCGTTCAGTCATTGACCCATCAACCTCTCTTGACACGGTGCGGCAAGTGCGTCGGTTGCTTCAGACAGAAGGTCCAAACGGCCAACAAGCCTGGAAAGAGTTGCAAGGTGGTACGCTCAAGTTCATGCGTGATGAGGCCACCAAGGGTGTAGGCCGCGATGAGCTTGGCAACGCTGTGCTGTCACCAGGCCAACTCGACCGTGTCATCACACAACTTGACAAGTCTGGCAAATTGGACTTTGTCTTTGGCAAGAAAGGAGCTGAGCAGCTGCGGACCATCAATGACGTGGCCAAAGACGTGTTGACGACCCCAGCAGGAGCTGTGAATACCAGCAACACAGCCAGCGTCTTGGCCGGCATGATGGACATAGCCATCAGCGGTACGGCTGGAGTGCCTGCACCAATTATGACAAGCTTCCGCTTGGCAACAAAGAGCATCAAAGATGCAAAAACCCGAGCTAAGGTCCGCAAAGCCCTTGGCGAATAACCTGGAGATATTTTATGAGTGCTCTTTCTGTTTCCGCCCCGTTCGTGACCTTTGTGGGACTCAACGGCTTGCCTCTTGAGGACGGACGAATTTTTGTTGGCGCGGCGGGCCAAAATCCTGAGACTAATCCCATTGCCGTCTATTGGGACGATGCCCTGACGCAACCAGCAGCGCAGCCACTGAAAACCTTGGCTGGTTATATTTCGCGCAACGGCACCCCATCACAGTTGTATGTTGGCGCAGATAATTATTCGATCGTTGTGAAGAACAAGCGCGGTGTGGTTGTCTACACCTCGTTGTTTGCAAACCCATTGGGCAACCTTCAGACGCAATTGGCCGAGTCTACAGGTGCTACATTGGTGGGCGCAACTCGACCAGGTACCGGCACAGCTACGACTGTCCAGGCGCTGTTTGGCGAGTTGTCAGTCTCGAGCATCTCCGACCTGTTGGCTGCAGCACCTACTCGAACCGTTCAGGTGCTGCGGTATCACTCTGGTGTTGAGGGAGGTGGCGGCTGCTTCTTCTGGGACGCAACCAAAAACCGAGCACTGCACAACGGCGGAACAGTCATTGACCCAACTCGCGTGTTCCCATCAGACTGGGCAAACCAAACGCAAGTAGCTGCGTGGTTTACTCCAGCCACTGGTACAGGCTGCTGGGTGCGTCAGTTCGATGGCGCATTGAATATCCGCTGGTTTGGCGCCAAGGGTGACTCCACTACGGATGACACAAAGGCTGCCCAGAAGGCCATCGATCAAGCTGTTGCTCTGGTCCTTGCCGTGTACGTATCTCCGGGCGTGTATCGCACCACGGCCCCATTGACAATCCCGCAGAACGTTGCGATAGGCAATGCTTACGGCGTCTCCATATTTGGCGACAATGCCACGTGGCAAGCCGTGTCTGTCTTTTACGCTGAGCACACGGGGTCGGCCATTTTGAGTCTCAAAGGCGCCAACGGATGCTTGATTGAAGGGCTGAAGTTTGTAAGCCACGCCACCACGTTTCCAAAGTGCGCTCTGGTACTTGGCCGAGATGTGAACGTCGACTCTTGCGGCTGGCACACCATCAACCGCATTTGGATCGACGGCAAGTACTCCAAGGCCGCCATCTACTCCATTGCCAGTGAGGAGAACCGCTGGTCTGACATCTTCGTCCAACTGCGCGGTGGCGGGGCACTGTACGGGTTCTACACTGGCATCAGTGACGGACTGGCAGTTGACTCGCTGCCCACAAGTTCGAACGTTGCCAACTCAATCACCAAGATGAACATCTGGAACTGGGTGAACGACGTGAATGCTGCATGCGTCTACATTGAAGGTGCTCAAGCAGTCGGCAGCTGGAGTTTCACTGATTGCTACTGCATCCCCAAATCAGGCAGCTACTATCAGATCAATATCGGCGCAGTAGACGGTCTTCCATGTCTTGGCCCATTCACCTTCATCGGGTGCAGTGGCGAAATCTATGACCCCATCAGCCCATGGTTGGATTCGCCCCTGAACGGGTTCAAGATCAGTTCTCCTGGCGGTGTCCTCACAGTGCCCGGTCTCACTATTCTGAATTCACGCTGCCAGCTTATCAATGCTGCTTCGTCGCGCAAGATCCTGAACGTGGCAACCAACTTGACGCTGGTCAAGCCGAACATTGTGATTCAGCCATTGGAAGACCCCACTACTGGGTACATCGCTCTTCGCAACAA